CAAGATAAAGAATACAACGTTTTTAGGATACTTATATGATTAAAACTGTGATTTTATATCATGGTTTTTGATAATTATCTGAATATCAGCTACATATATATAATGTATTGATGTATAAGCACTTATCTTCGTGCTAAAATTTTACGTTTGACACGTTAAATAGGACATGTGCAATGCAATGTTGCAAAACAGTTGCAAAAAAAATATATGGTAATATGGCAACATTTAAAGTGGTAGTTTCAAAGAAACGTTCTGATGGTTATTATCCAGTTTACATTAGAATACTGCATAACCGTCAAAAGTTGGTAGTTAAGACCGATAAGTTTGTAACAGACAAAGGATTGGTTAAGGGCACGAAAGAGGTGAAGGACTCATTCGTGCTCGCAGCCTGTATGAGCCAAATAAATGGCTGGGTTGACAAATTGAACAGACTTGATATAACTGACTGGTCTGTTTATAAGGTTAGAGATTACCTTTTGACTTCTGCACAGGATATTTGTTTTTCTGAATTTGCTCGTTCTTATCTTCAATCACTTTCTTTGCAGCCTTCATCACGCCAAATTTATGAAAGTGCTTTGAAACATTTGGAAAACTTTGCTGGTACTGATAAGGTAATGTTTTCGCACTTAACTGTACGTTTTCTGACAGCATGGATGAAAACCATGGAGAATAAGCCTAGTAGCAGAAATTATTATCCTTCTTTGGTTAAGCGTATTTATTTGGAAGGTATCAAGAAATTTAATGATGAGGAGGCAGGTCTTATGCCAATAAAATTCAATCCTTGGAATAAGATAAAGATAGAGAAAAAAGCAGGTCCACACAAGCGTGCCATCACACTGGAGGAGTGTAGAAAGTTTTTTGCCGTTACTCCTGAATATCCACGGCAGCAGTTGGCTCTGGATGTTTGCAAGATGATATTGTGCTTGGCTGGCATCAATGTAGCTGACCTCATGAAAATGAAAAAGGTGGACTATTATGATGGAATCTTGCACTATGAGAGAAAGAAAACAAGTACGCGTCGTTATGATAAAGCGTATATAGAAATGAGAGTGCCGGATATGCTTTTACCAACCTTGGAGAAATATTTTTCTGAGGAAAGTGACCCTTATCTATTTATTTTTCATAAAATGTATTCCACTAATCGTTCTATGGATACGAATTTGGTACATTTCATTAAAGCTATCTGTAAGAACTATTTGGGTATGCCTGATGATAATTTTTATACTCCTTATACATTCCGGCACACTTGGGCCACAGTAGCCCAGAATGATATTGGTGCCAACTATGCAGAGATTGGCTTTGCTATGAATCATGCAACAGCTCATAGGATAACAAGCGGATATGTGAAGCCAGATTTCTCTAGGGCTTGGGAACTAAATGAGAAGGTGGTGGAGAAGGTCTTCTTTACCAATGATCCAAGCAGGCGAATGCAGGAGTATCATGTTCCTGAATTTGATAAGGTAGAGGAAACATTTGAGTTGTCTGCTGATGCTTACTTCATGGGTGAGGTTGTGGCTCATGTGGATGGCAAGGGCTACAAGAACACAGATGAGATAATAGAGCAGCTTATGGCCAGCATAAATGATACAGTGCCTAAGAACTGCACGATACAGATTAAGGTGAAGAATATCACCAAGGACCAGACGAAGTACTTTGAACGAGTCAGGGACATAAAATAGCTATTTTGTGTTAATACAGATTAAAATTGACCCAATATAAGTTAAAATAGAGCGTTTTTGCTCAATAACCAAGTCAAGGGTAGTCTTCTCTAAAGTTGAAGAAAATTTAGAGAGGGCTACCCATTTTTTATAATTAGCCATTATTAACAATTTTGAGATTTTTGATGTTGATAGTGGTTTCTTGTTTCTCAAATTTCTCTTCCAACTGCATGAAAGATTCTTCCACAGATAAGTTTCTGGATTCATCATTATTGAACGATACAGACTGGAGTTTAGGAGCCACGTATGGAAGGAACTTTGCCACCATCGCCAGACGTCCGGCAGGCTCTTGAATCTGCATGAGATCCGTGAAAAGTGAATAGTTCTTCTCATTGATACCATTGATGTAGCCAGTAAGGGCATCACGTAGACTTTCACGAACACTTTTGGTAACCTTATTAGGTGTGCCAGCCTTACGTCCGCCAGTCTTCTTCCTCTTTGGCTTCGGCTCATTATTATTGTCTTGTTTTACTGCCATATTCTATTGATTTTTAATGTTTACTGATAGTTTTCGGGTGCAAATATAGGAAAAAATTACGAAACTTGGTGTTCAAGTTGCGGAACTTATCACAGATAGGTAAGAAAAACGCATTACTTTTGAAGTAATTTAAACATTAAAATTCGAATTTTATGGGATTAATAGGAAAAATTGCCAAAGGGCTTAAAGGCTCTGCTGGCGGACTTTTAGGTGGTGCAATCACTGCTGTAGGCGGTTCCTTAGCGGCCAGAGCTAGGAACCAAGGATATAATGAATTTATCAAGATGTATCAAAACCGCATGCAGCAGGTGAAGGATCATCGTGACAACTTGTATTATCAGGACCCTACTCAATCTGCGGAAAATCAAGTAGCCGTAACCAATGCCCAGAAGGTATTGGATAATGCAACAGAGACCGCAAAGAATACTAATATTGTTAGTGGCGGTTCTGATGAAGCGGTTGCGCTCAGTAAACAGGCTGCCCAGGAGCAGGTGGGTAATATCATGCAGCAGGCGGCCGTGCAAGGTGCTCAGAACAAAGAAAATGTGTGGAATACTGCTGATTCGCAGATAGACACGATGACTAACTACATTGCTGCAGCCAAGAAGGAAAAGGCTCTTTCTACAGCACAGGGGATTACAGATGCCACTGGTGCATTGGCTGGAGCTGCAAGTAAATTGCCTATTTAAGGAAGGAGGTAATTATGGGATTTACATTAGATGATTTAACTCCTAAACGCCCGGCTACTGCCGTTACTCCTATTACTAATTTCCCTGATGATAATGCGGTGAAGCCGGAGGTTGCAGTATCAGTTCAGACAACTGATACAGAACCGGGAAAGGGTACAGCCATAGATACGACCGGTATTACTGGGAATGGTGGCAAGGAATCTTTTGCCCAGCAGCCAACCGAGGAAGTTACCAAGGTGGAGCCTAACCAGGGTATCAAGATAGACTGGAGCAGACCTTATGCCGAGATAGAACAGAATCCTATCTTGCAGCAGATGAAGCCTTATGACATCATGCGAGATTACCAAAAGAATGGTGATAGAAACTGGTCTGTCTTCATGCCATGGCTCAATACTTTGGGTGATGGAGATAAAACCGTAGCTGCCAATGAAGCCTTGAAGAAGAAAGCGGAGAGGCAAGCCAAAATGGAGCAATGGAGCAATTTCCTGATGCACTTGGGTAATTTCTTTGGTACGGTTCAAGGTGCGCCATCGCAGAAGATAGAATCAGCACAAGAGCTTACCGACCGCCAACGCAAGATAAGAGAGGCTACTGAGGCTCTTCGTGCCAAGGGATATAACCAGATGATGCTGAATATCTATAAGGACCGTCAAGACAAACAGGCACAGATGCAGGCAGAGGCTGCTGCAAAGGCAAATGAGGCACTGGCTGCTTATCGTGGTTCACAGAAGAATCAGACGGATGCTCTCACTCCTGTAAAGGTCCAGACGGAGAAGGAGAGAGGCAATGCTGCTGCAGCACAGGCTGCACTTAGTACATCGAAGAAGGAGACTGAGGATGCTTTGAGAGGCAAAAAGGGAAAATTACTTGATGCTCAAACTAATAATGCCAATGCCGGAGCTGCTGATCATAATGCTAGCGTTAACGTGAAGGGTGCGCAAGTTAGGCATATCAATTCGCAAACAGAGGGACAGAATCAGAGGAATGCCAACCAGAAGGAGGCTGATGATTTCAACACCAGGTATGTGAACGACCCTGTTTTCAAGAAACATGTGAATGAATGGGCTAAAAACAATGGTATGGCTATCGGTGGTAATGATGGCAGAGGTGGCACTTGGGCGAATGAGAAAAATCGTCAGCAGGCTTCTAGATGGGCTAAGGCTAAGATGAAGTTAGACCGGACTCCTCCTTCTCGTAGAGGTAGGGGTGGCAGTAAAGTACCTCCTTCACGTAGAGGCGGCAGTAAGGTTCCACCATCAAGGAGAACAAAGTAACTGATTATTAATCAAAAAATAAGATAAGGTATGTTTGACGAGCAAGACAGACAATATTTTTATAATGAGTTCAAGAACAATGGCTATGAAGTAGGTAGCTATGATGACTTCAAAAAGGACTTGAACAACGAGGAAGATCGTAACTGGTACTACAATGAGGCCAAGAACATGGGGTATGATGTGGGAACACAGGCAGACTTTGACAAGATGGTGCTGGAGCCAGCTACATCTACTTCTGGTGGTGGTAAGCAGGTAGATGCTTCTTCTACGACTCAGAGTGTAGAGCAGAAGGCTTCTACTGAGACTAAGCCGCAGGTGGCTCAACCTGCAAAGAAGCAGGAAACAACAGCCAAGGATCCTGGGCTTATAGCAAAAGTTTTGGATATGATTCCTACTGGTGTTCAGACGAGCAACGGAACATATCAGCCATCACCAGAGATTCCTCAGCCGGTTGTAAAAGGTGAGGAAATGCCAGTTAAGGAAGAAACTTCTTCTTCATCATCAGCTAATGCGGCTTCTCCTGAATCTAAAGAGGCGGCTCCTGTTACGACTCCAACCGGTGTGGTGAATAATGAAGGCATGATGGATGCCAAACTTGCCAACTATTTGGAGAACTGGAAGCAGAGACCGGATAAGCAGAGTACTTACTTTGAGAATTTGGTTGCCGACTTGTTGGCTGATGGCACTGCCAATAGCAATGAGGAGGCAGTGAGCATAGTGAAGTCTGCTCTGGGCAGATATGCCAACCGTTCGGCTATGGACGTTACCAACCAGGTGGTATCTTCTTTGCCTGATGATACTGTGCAGGATGCTGAGAAGAGTATTGAAGCGCAATGGTATAGCCATGGCGTGCAGGATAAGTTGAAGCAGGAGGCATATAACATGGGTATCAGCTATGATGACTATGTGGGACTGTTCTTGAAGCCAGCTATGGTACAGAGTTTGGTTAACAAGTATGGTCCGAAATATCGTGACATCGCTGAGGGTATTGCTACACGCCTCTATTCGCATGATGAGAATGTACAGGACAGACTGATGAATCAGGACATCAATGATGCGCTTTCTAGCGTTATCAGTAAGTATGTGAATCCATCTGTAGTGGAAGAGTATAATAAGGCTCAGGAGGCAGGTAGCAAGGCATTCAACGAAGGTATGGAAGGAAGCCAGTTTATTCCGGCTAATCTTCGTCTAGGTACAGCACTTGGTGCTCAGTATGAGGCAAACGAGGCCAAGGATCCTGCAAAGGTGCTTTCTGGTTTGCAGAGGAAGTTTGGCAAGCTCTACCGGAATCCGGAGTTCCTGAATGATATGAGCAATGCGGCATTTAAGGTGATGCAGCGATATGGCTTGAATGGCACTCAGAGTAGTGATCCTAAGCAGTTCAAGCCGATGATTAATTCTGTTCTTAAGAATGAACTCGACCAGCTAGAGATTAAGGGTATGATGCCTAAGGGTAGTGCTGAGTACATCATGAAGACTGGTTTGGGTAACACTATTGTGGGTAAGATTACTCGCAAGGCTGTTCAGACGGACTACCAGAACTGGCTGGAGGATATTGCCAATCAGCAGTATCAGCCTGGCTTCTGGGAGAACGTGGCTAGTGGTGCTCTGACCTTTGCAGGTGATGCCTGGAGTTATTGGCTGCCGGGAGCCGCAGGTGGCAAGTTGACTAAGAGCATGGTAGCCAAGGCAGAGGGTAAACTGGCAGGTGACCTCATGGCTAAGGGTATGGAGCGCAAGATGGCTGAGCGAGCTGCCAAGGTGCTTATCGGTAAAAGTAAGGCCGCGGCTTTGAAGAGTGGAGCCGCGCATGGTGCTGTTACCTTTGGTGGTCAGTCTGCAATCTCGAAGCCTATTGATGAGATTTATCGTACAGGTCAGTTCGATGAGAATGGCAAGATTTACAATCCTTCCGTGGGTAAGGTTATTGCCAACACTTTGGGCGAAGTGGCTAAACAGAGTGCCGTAGGTGCTATCATGCAGGGTGGAACAATCGCTAACATGGTAGGTAAGGGCAGAGGCTTAGCTACCAATATTCTGGCTGATATTGGTGGTAAGGTTGTGGATTCCGGTATTATGACTGGGCAGCAGATACTGGAGCGCATGGCGCATGACCCTAACTTTAAGCCTACAGGCAAGGATGCTGCCGAGAGTTTCTTGGAGAGCATGGCGAACCTTACTGCTATCGGCTTGCCGGGCATGGTGGGCAAGTATGCTCGATTCAAGGACGCAAGGGAGTTTAACAAGAAGTTTGATTTCACTGATCAGGATATTGCCGAGTTGAAGAGATTCGGCTATGATGGTCTTCGTGATGCTTTTGAGAAGATGGGCATCGGGGAGTATGCTGTGGTTGGTGAGAATGCTCAGCGACTTGATGGGCAGTTAACCCAGAAGTATATGGACCTGATGAACGACAAGAGCGTGCCGGAGGTGTTGAAGGCTAAGATGATGGCAGTTGTAGAAGGCAAACGACCTTCTTCTTTCTCGCCTATTGTAGATTCCATCATCGTGCAACCAATGGATAATGGTGGCAAGGTTTATCTCGAAACTTTGAACAAGGATGGCGGTGTTGTTGACAGAAAGGAGTATTCTTCTCTTGATGAGGCTCAGAAAGCAGATAAGAAACTTGAGTATGAGAAGACTCTTGGTTTGGCTTCTGTGTTGGAAGGTGAGTTCCATAATGAGTTTACCCAGGAGCATCTTGATGGCTTATACAACAAGGCAGCGCAGAAATATAATATGGGTGAGAAATTGACGGATGAGGATAAGGCAGCGGTTTACCTTCATCAGAATGCTGGTACCATCAAGGAGATCATGGATAAGCAGCAGAAGGGTATTATCCTTACTGACGAGGAGCAGAAGCAGGTTAACGCCTACCGTCATTATTATGACAGTGCTCTGGAGAATAGTTCTGTGATGAGGGAGTTTGTCAACACGTTTGAGGATTCCCATGGCGTGGCGCGCGGTACACTTCGTAAGGCTTTGGAGTCGAAAGATAAGAAATATGCGCCATTGGTAGAGTCTTATCTTAAGGAGCTTTACAATTCCATTGAACTGAAACGTGAAATGAAGCAGATAGAGGATGATAAAAAACGTATAGAGCAGGGCGATGTTGATGGCGCAAAACCAGCTACTCCTGTTGATGGACCTGCTTCTGTAGAGGGTTCTGCTGGTGGTCAGGAGCCTCTTGTTTCAGAAGGTTCTTCACCTTATCAAGATAATACCGATGCTTCATCTAGTCAAGGTGAAGTCGGTTCGACTGTAAATGTAGATAACTCATCTGCTGATGTTATTGCTTCTGATGCTTTTGTTATGGGACAGAATGCCTATAAGAATGGGGATTCTGAGGCTTTGCAGGCTATTGACTATAATAGCGATTTGGCTACAGGACGTTTGAAGCGAGCGTTTTCTGATAACGAGAAGATGCCTGATATTGTAGCCAATGCCTATAATGAAGGTAGAGATATGGAGCAGTTTGTGGCTCAGCGTGCAAGTAGTTTGACTCCAGCACAGAAAGAGGCTATCAGTAAGTATGTAGAGGCAATGGATGCCAAGAAGGGTGCTATTGATGCTCTGCAGCATGCTGATGATGGCTATGGTGAGGCGTTGAAGCAGCAGCTCTGGCCATACCAGACGGAAGACGGAAACATAGTTCCTGCTACTTTGGATAGTGGAAAACAGGTGTTCCTGAAGAAGGCTAACGAATATGGTGGAGCCTTTGTTGTCGTTCCAGATGAGCAGGGACAGCCTACAATTAAGCAGGTATCTAATGCCGAGATTAAAGAGGTGGGCACTCCTGTTTCTCTTGATGAATACATCGAAAATACGGTGGCTCAGCAGAAGGATGCAAGAGCGCAGCAGTTTATCAGCCAGTTTGATGGTAGTGGCTTGAAGCCGAATGATCAGGTAACAGTTGCCATGGAGGAGGGCGATGCTAATATCAACATGACCTTTGCCGGATATAGCAAGGACGGAAAGATTGTACTTACTGATGGTAAGGATTATCTTCCTTTGTCTAAAGAAGAGTTTGCAGCATGGCGCAAGAATGCGCTCGACAACACAATCAATGAGCATTTGGATGCCGAGGACGATGAACGTGAGCAGAAAGCAGCTTCTCAGGCTGATGCTGATAAGAAACAGCGTTATGCCAATGGCATCGTGGGACTGAGCGAGGGCCAGCCGGACTATTCTTCTAATGATACAGATCCAAATGTGGCGGCTGAGTATCTGCAGGAGCAGTTTGGGGAAGACCATGGCAAACTTTTGAATCTGGTTAATGGCAGCCGTGATGACATCAAAACGCAACTTGCCAACAAGAGAAAGGCTGCTATTGAATATCAGAACTGGCTTGATACCAATGCCGATCTTGACCCGGAAAAAGCTAAGAAGGTGGAGGATGAGTTGAGTCTGGTTAATGAGCAGATTGCTGATCTTGATGCTCGTTTCAAGAACTGGAATACTATCCGCAACAGTGTGATGACTCCTGATGAGGTGAAAGCTATGAAGGAGGAGCGCAAGGCTGAGGTAGAGAAGGCTGGTGTTGATGAATCAGCCATCGTGCCATCTGATGATTTCCATGTGCTCGTACTTGAAGATGAAGAATTGAAGAAGCAATATCCGACTATGGATGAGGCTACTGACTATATTACTTCTCAGCGCAAAGACCTCTACCATACCCAGGAGGATGTGGAGCGCAAGATAAATGGTGTGAATGATATGCTGGATCAGTATATCAATGGTGAAACAGAGTTGGACCCTAGCCAACTTATGGAATTGAATACTACAAAGGCTCAACTGGAGGCCCTGCAGACTAATTTGTCTGTTGCTGCCAAGGGTTTGAAGGCTCAGGCTAATAAACTCAGCAGACTCTACAAAACGGAAGTTAGCAAGCAGGAAATGGAGAAACTGGGCATGACACCTTCAGAGCAACGCAAGGCATTGGTGGCTGATGCGCTGAAGAAGAACGATATGAATGCTATCCATGAAATATATAAGGATGCTTCCGTTGATGTGATGGACTTAACTCCTCAGACTCTTGAAGAGGCTGTATCAGAATCTTTGAGTCCTCATAGCTTGAATCCGGAATCTCTTCAATATGAGTTGGGCAAGAGCAATTTTAAGTTTGGTATTGGCAAGGGGTATGATTCTAATAAGTTCAATTATCTTATTGCCAAGAAAGGAACCGGTATGTCGGTTAACGATTTTGCCGTGAAGGTATATAATGACCTTCCTGTAAACTTGCTGGATATGGGATATTCCGATCAAGATGTTCGTAATGCCCTTCTTGATATGTTCAAGTCTTATGACAGCGTGAAGGAAATGAGAAATGTGGCTCTGATGAACCGCATAGCTGCTGCAGAAGATGAACTTTCAAGCGAGGAAGAGTATTACGAAGCACAAAAAGAGCGAGAAATTATCGAAAGACAGGCAGAAATAGAGAAATATAAATCGTATATTCACGAAAAAGAGTTATCTTTGCCGTCTGAAAGCGAACTTGATCACATCAATGGACTTGAATTTGACCGTATGATGGAGATTGAGGATCGTGAACGAGAGTACAAACAATATGTTAAATCAATTTTACCAGAATTAGCTGATTATGATGACAGAAGCAATGAAGAAGGATATGGAGGAGGCAGTAGCCTGGGTAGCGACTCTTCACGGAGAGGAGTTGATGAAGGAAATAGCCAAGGCGAAGAAGTTGGTAACGGAGAAGCATCTTCTGAGTCCGAGATTGGAGAAGGCTCTGATAGCGGACGCAAAGGGCGACAAGAGACTGGCAGCATGGAACCTGGCGAAGGCTCAGCTGTTCGAGGCTCACATCTACCGCAAGAAGCATCCTTCGGAGAACGTTTAAAGAGTGCCATTGCCGAAACTGAGACCGAACCAACAGAGGCTCAGAAGAAGGCTGGTAACTACAAAAAGGGTCATTTGTCCTTTGGTGGCTACGATTATACCGTAGAAACACCAAAGGGCGTGACTCGAAGCGGTAAGGACGAGCAGGGCAAGCCTTGGAGCGTGACCATGCACGATACTTACGGCTATATTCTTGGTAAAATTGGCGTTGATGGTGACCATATTGATATGTTCATCAATGATGCTGCAGACCTTGATACTTTTGATGGTAACGTTTATGTTGTTGACCAGGTGAACCCAGAGACTGGTGAGTTTGACGAGCATAAGGTGATGTATGGCTATCCTTCTGAGGAGGCTGCTACAGAGGCTTATCTTGCCAACTACTCCAAGGGCTGGAAGGGACTTGGTAAGGTTACTTCTGTGACTAAGGCTACCTTTGACAAGTGGCTGGAGTCTTCTGACCGCAAGACTAAGCCTTTTGCGGAGTATGCTATGGTACAGAAGGAACAGGCGAAATTTGACCGCGATGTGAAGGAGGTGAAGCCGGAGAATCTGACGGAGGCGCAGAAGGTGGCTTATGATGCAGTTTCTACTATGCTTAAGAAGGCTGGCATCCCTGTGAAGGTTGTTAGCAATGAGAATATGGAGAAGGTGGCTGAGGCGCAGGATAACCTGGCAGTAGAAATGCTTTTGAATGATCCTCGTCTTCGCTTCTATATCAAGACTCCTGAGCAGAAGGAGGCGGCCAAGGCTGCTTATGACTGGGCTGCAAAGAACAGACCGGACAAATTTAAGCAGTATGCCATCGTAAATATGGATAATCCGAACCAACCTCCTCAGTACTTTGAGAAGAAGGACTTAGCTGAGAAGTGGCGCAAGTACTATACCAATGCCTGGAAGATAGGAAACTACAAGGCCTTTAATCTCAATAAGCCATTTGAGGAACAGATCAAGGACGTAAAGGGTGATGTTCCTAGTGAGTTTGACCCTTATAAGGCAGAATCTCTGCTCAATAAGAGAATCGAGTTAGAGAAGCAGATTAAAGAAACCGAGGATTCCTATAATGCCAAGAAGAAAGAGCGCGCAGAGTATCAAAATCAGTTAATGCAGGACTATATGGATCAGCATGGCTTATCTTCTGAGAACGATATTCCAGATGATGTTTGGACTGACTACAGGGATAAATCCTTTGAAAAGTATCAAGATACACTTGATGACTTGTTCCATAAGTATGTTGAGTTAGATAATCAGTTGAAGGCTGTTGCTGAGCCTGGAGTGCAGTATTTGAAGGGTAAGGGTGTGGTTTATGGCTACACTGATGGCAAGGAGATTGTGCTGAACCAGGAGCATCTGAATCCTAACACTCCTATTCATGAGTATCAACATCTTTGGCGTACTGCTGCCAAAAATATGAATCCGGAACTTATAGAGCATGGTGATAAACTCATCATGCAGACCCAGCTTTTTGCCGATTTGAAGCAGGATCCTAACTATAAGCATTTGAGCGATGATGAGATTTGCGATGAGGCTTTTGCTCGTTTGACTGGTGAGGATGGAGCTGCCATCCTGGAACAGATGGCTAAGGATGCTATCAAGGAGAATCCGCTTGATACAGCCAAGGAACTGAGCGTTATCAATAAGTTGAAGGAGTGGCTGAAGAAGTTCTGGTATTGGACTCTTGATACATTTACAAAGTGGAAGCCTGAGGACATTGTGAAAATGACCTTGGAGGATATTCGTAATCTTGTGTTGAGAGACTTGGCGAATGGGGTGGACCCACGTACTAAATTTCATGAGGAAGAGAATGCTGATGACATTAAGTTTATGGGGTCTACTACCAAGAAACGTATGAAGGACATTTCTACACAACTAGAAGGTAGAGAACTTGATGAAGCTCAACAGGCAGTTGCTGATGTTTATTCTGGGAAAAAGGATAATGTATCATTAACCGTGGAGCGTGAAGATGGAAGCAATAAAATCATCATGCGCCAAGGAAATGATAATCATGCAGGAACAAAGCATAGCGTATTCCGTCATTATGGTGTAAAAGCTAATTCTTTAAATGTTGATGATTTGTTGCTGATTCCTACAGTATTAAAAGAAGGTGAACGCAAAGTAAGCGATAATGGCAGAGTTGCCTATGTTTATGTAGATCCAACTTCACAAGTAAAATATACTGTAGTAACAGAACCAAAGAATAACAAGGAATATTTTAATGATTTCTATTCAAATAAAAAAGCAAATCCATCAGAGACGTCTAGGGTAGTTGAAAACTCCACAAACACTCCCGAAGGAGCACATAACAATGATGGAAATGCTTTTATGCGTGCAAAGGTAGATAATAATTCTGAAACTGCCAAGGAAAATGGTGAAAATTTATCTGTGGAGGATAAAATAAAGGCTGTATCTCAGCAATTTGGTGTAGATGAGGCAGATGTGGCGATGTACGCCAATGGTGTTAAGAAGGGTTCTACTGCTGAGGCTGCACGTGCCAGAGCCAATATCAAACGCCATCTGTTGCAGGCAAATGAAGATAAGATTTCCTCTTTCAAAGAACTTCTTAAGTACACCGTGCCTGTAAATAATGCCTTGAAGGAGAACTTTGGCGACCTTGATGCTATGATCGAGGAACGCGTGAAGCAGGTGGAGGCGCAGCGTAACGCCATGGAAGCTGCAAGAAAGAGAGCTGAGGAAGAGGAAGCCAAGCGCAAAAAGCACTTGGAGGAACTTTCTTTGATTCCTGATGATAAACTTGACAAGCAGTATATGGATGCTCTTGCTAAGGGTGATGATGCTACAGCCAGGGAAATGCTTGATGAGGCTGCCAGACGTAAGGGATATGACGATACCGAAAGCGCATATCAGGGCGTAGGTGCATGGGCTGCACCGGGAAACCCTGGATATGAAAGCGACAAGGCGAGACGTGACGATTGGGAATCCAGTGGCTCAGATGTAAACCTGGAGGATATGGCTTTGGGGTACACTCCTCAGCCGGATGATTACTTCTCACACCCTGAGCGTTATTCGCAGAACACTCCTCATGGATTGGAATCTGTGAAAGCCATCAATACGGCTATTGATGCCATTAAGAATGGCGAGAAGGATGTTAAGGTAAAGGTTTATCGTGCTGTTCCAACTTCTGTGAAAGAAGGAAAGTTGCGTAATGGTGACTGGGTTACTCCTTCTAAGAAATATGCCGAAATGCACGGAACGAACCGACTGGAAGGCAAATATCGTATCATTGAAGACGAAGTTCCAGCAAACCAACTGTGGTGGGATGGTAATGACGCAAACGAGTTTGGCTTTGATGATGGCAAGGCGTATAAATACAAGAATGCCAAGAATAATAGAAAGTTGAACGACCTTGTTACCTATGATGATAATGGTGACGTTATTCCTCCTTCTAAGCGCTTCAATTCTCGCAAGCAGGATGTTCGCTTCCATCGAGTGACAGAGCCGGAGGAACTGGAGAGGCTGAATAAGGAGAAGACTTTCCGTATGTATAGCGGAATGCAGGAGGTGGATGGCAAGCTCTATTCGCCTATGGCTGCAATTATTGACGGAAAGCGTACTGATGCTACCGAGATTGGTGCCTGGATGGGGGCTGATGAAAGACCGGATCTTGTGAAGAACGGAAAATTCCAACTTGTAAAGACCGATAAGAACCCTGGGGCAGGAGAAGGTCCTGTGCCAGCTGCTTACAATCCTTACATGCACACTTCAACTTCGGTGATGAACGACCAATTCTCTGGTGCTTACGCTAGAGGTAACATAAAGGTTGTAGAATGGGAGATTCCTGAGAGCGAGAAGACGAGCGGTTATCATGCCGAGGGCGCAAAGGACTCTGTAGGCTTGGTGCCTTGGACTTCTGGAACAGTGAACAGTCTTCTGCCAAAGGACAGACAGAGAAGCGTGATGCTATCTCGTTGGAGAAAGGCAGTGAGAATCGTGCCTGATGAGGAGGTGGCTGAGAAAATCGCTGCTCAACTGAGCGGTACAGGCTTGGCTATTCCTTGGAATGTAGTTACCCCTAACCAGTTGAGAGAACTTGCCAAACTTGGTGTACCTATCACGACCGTGGAGCAAGGCAGACAGAACCCAGAGGTTAAGGAGAAGTTCCTGAAGCAAATGGCAGATTTGAAGAAGGAGTTTCCGCAGGCTCAGTTTGTGGACGTGAAAATGACCAAGGACGCTTTCCAGGAATGGGGCGGTAAGGGTATCGTGAAATCTTCTATCATGGAGCAGAAATTGAAGAAGCATCCTGATTCTCTGATGAAGGCTGGAACCTACTTTAGCGGTGGTGGACTGGTAGAGGAAGGCTTGAAGGGTATCATCGACCCAGTTGTGGCTGTGGAATATGACCGGAAGATAAGCGGTGTATATCGCAATAACTTCGGACAGCATATTGTAACTGCTGACGTGAGAGACGTGGATCCGAAGGAACTGGTGAAGCATATTGATGGTGAGGTAGAGTATTTCCATGCTTCGCCTGTATGCAAGAATTATTCGCAGGCCAAAAGTAATAGTGGAGAGGTGGAGCTTGACAAGGAGACTGCCAAGAGTACTGCCGACTTCATTGATGCCGTGAAACCGCGAGTGGTGACTATCGAGAACGTGAAGGGTTACAAGGACTCTGAGGCGATGAAGATTATCACCCAGGCACTGGATAAGAACGGCTACAAATGGGATGCTGACGTTTATAATGCCGCAGATTTTGGTGGATATACCAGCAGGGAGCGACTGATTGTTAGAGCCGTGAAGGACGGAGAACTGCCGGAGAAGCCTAAGAAGCAACCACGCAAGGGTGGATGGCTAGAGGCTGTGGAGGATATTCTTCCTACCCTGACGGTGAAGGAAAGCGGTGTGGCTCCATGGATGGATGCAAGATTGAAGGCTGACGGTATTGACTGGCAGAAGGTGGAGAAGCCTCTTTATGTTATGGGTAGTGCTTATGCCGATGGCAAGATTCCTCATGCCTATGGGGATGAGATTCTGCCTACGCTGAGAACCAAGAGTGGTGATGTGATCATCATGCCGGGTGGAAAGGTATTGCGTGCAGATGGCAGGGTATTGGCTAGAATAACCGGACTGGGCGATGACTATCTGTTGCCTAAGACTGAATCTTTGGCGCACACCATCATTGGCAATGGTATTCCAGTACAGTTGACCAAGGGCGTGATTGCTCCTCTGCTGAATAAGGATGACTTGTCGGGCAGAAATGTATTGGCACGACTTGGCAGCTCTATCTTCAAGAACAACTGGGATGCAGACAAGCAGAAACAAGTGAGCGACCGGGTAGTGAACACTGCCAACAAACTGGGTGGTGCTGAGGCTACAGTTTACACTTCTCTGGATGAGGTTCCTGATGCTTATCTGAGTGATGTGAAGAATGGGGCTACCGGATGGTATGACCCTACTACGCATACTGTTCATGTTTATCTGCCTAATTGTGCTGATGCCAACGAAGCAGAGAGAACGGTGCTGCATGAAAAGATAGGCCATGAGGGTATGGAAGTACTTCTTGGTGGTGAAGATGGCGTGAGAAAACTCGCTAATTTCGTTTATAATTCTGTCGCAGCAAGCACTCGCGGTAAGATTTTGGATATTGCCAATAAGTATGATCCGGACTGGAAGAACCCTGACCGCATGAATGTGGGAACGCAGGAGTATATCGCTCATTTGGCTGAGGAGGGTCCTAAGACCGCTGAGGACTTTTCTCTTTGGACCAAGATTAAGCATTATCTTATCAAGGTGCTTAAGAAACTGGGTGTTCGTGTGCCGGGACTTCTCAATGACAAGGATTTGAGATACTACCTGATGAAGGCTGGCAAGGCTCTGCACGTTTGGGACGAAATGCCTCAGGAGAAGCAGGAAGCCATGATGAAGCAGGCTAGCAATGCTGAAATCAAGGATGCGCTATCTGATGGTGCAGGTAAGGGCAAACCACGCCAGAAGAAGGGCGAAAGCACTATTCAGTACATGAAACGTGTACAGGAATGGCGCAAATGGCAGAATGCACGCGAGGATAAAGAGAACCCAGAGCCTCCAATGTTCTACGACATTGATAAGGATGAAGCAGGCAAAAAGGAATGGGCACAGCTCAATAAAGACTGGCGTGAACGCCACCACCTTGTTGGAGAGGAACCTACTGGTATGCCTATCCGAATGGAAAATGAAGAGGATGATGCCTACATGAATCGTATTCATGAATATGAGAAATGGCAGGCAGCCATGAAGGACCAGGAAGACCCTTTGCCAGATATGTTTGCCTTCGAAAAGAAGAAGCAGGAGGAGGTGAAACGCAAGTATGAGGACTGGCTGGCCAAACATGACCTGCTGGAGCAGCAGCAAGCCGATCTGGACTTGTATGAGGGTAAAATTTACCCAGCAGAGACCAATCCGAAGGCTGATGCACTGGAGCAGCAGGTAATGCAGGATTTGGCAGAAGTGACCAGTACGGACGTGAGCAAGGAAGGTGCAGCAAAGACTGTGAAGCATGCCGTTATCCATCGTAGAAAGAACATGGAAGAGGCTAGTGCTGATGATGCTATCTATATCAATGATGTGAAGAACAGAATCGAGAAGATGGCTGATAGCGGTGTTCTTGACAAGTTGCTTTCTGATTACAAGGGAAAGAAAAACAGGGCAGAAAAACTTGCCGAGACTATACCTTATATAATAGAGGCTCCTAGACGTTTGCGTGACATGGCGCACAATCTGAATGCCACTGGTGTCTTTGATAAGGGACATATCCATATTCAGCCAGCTGATGTTGAGGCTATCCAGCCATACGTGACAGACTTGATTGTTGAGACAGCCAAGAAGCATACAGAGATTAAAAAAGGCAAGGAGATAGAGGTATACGATGATCCTAAGGCTGTGAGCGAGGTGGCAAGCAAAATGGCTCAGGCAATTAATGCCAATCACAAGGGCGAAGAAGGTTTTGTACCATGTGATGGAACGGACATCCTCAGTAAACATGTTTTGAAACTCGTAAAAGAGAGGGTAGTGCCTGGACGTATCAATTATAAGGAACTTTCTCCTGAAATGCAGGCTGCCATTGATTCCATCCGTGACTGGTATAACTATACCTACGACTGGTTGATGGATAATCATACTTTGAAAGCTGGCACTGGTTATAATGTTGACTACGTAAATCATATTTGGGACAAAGAAAAATCAGACCCTGAGGCGTATGCTACCTTTGTGGAGAATAGGCAGCGCACCAAGAGTCCGAATGAGAAGCCGAGAACCATCAGCACATTAATGGAAGGTATTTATGCCGGACTTGTGCCAAAAACTACTGACATTACGAAGATGATGGCATATTACAGTAGAAGTAATATTGAGGCATGGGCAAACAAGACCATGTTGCAGGAGTTGACCGGACTGAACGTGATAGAGCGGAATGAAAAAGGAGAGGTAATTTCTACTGATCCTCTGCTTTCTTCTTCTGCTCCATTCAATTTGGAGCAATATAAGTACTTTGAGATTCCGGGCGTAGGCCCTGTATGGGTATATAATGTATCTCCAAAGCAAGTGAAGGTGAAGAATCCTATCACAGACAACGAAAAGGTGCTCTATAGCGAGGCCAGTGCCGGTGACAGATTTGGAGTTGTGTTTGATACCTATCAATCTTCTCCATTCTGGAAAACGTTTGATACGCTTGCTTCAAGTGCCAAGAAACTGGAGTTGGGCTTTAGCGGTTTCCATGCCGGAGCCTTGACGGAGGTATACATGGTACAAAACATGGTGGAGTTTGGACCTAAGAAGGCCATGGCCAACTTTATGAAGTATATCTTTGCAGATACAGCCAAGAACCATGAACTTCCTTGCTTTGCCAATCCTGAGGATTTTCAAGAGGCTGCTTCCCATCTGGTGAAGTTCGGAGCGACCAACGACTATGCAGTAGCGGATGTACAGAACATGTTTGACAACATGCGCGATGCGATGATAAAGGTGCAGAAGAAGTTGAAGGACGGAAATAAAATTTCCGGAACGGTGGCTAAGGCTTCTATGCCATTGACGGTGGCAACGCAGATGCTTTCGCTCATCAATAAGGGCATGGATGTAGCTTTGTGGGATTTCCTTCATGACGGACTGAAACTTGCTACCTATCGTATGAGGGCAGACAAGACCAAGGAGCGTGCCAAGAAGAAGGGTTGGACTGAGGAGGAACTGAGCCGGGCTTTGGACGAGGACGGACAGTTTGTAAACGATATGTTTGGCGGTCAGCACTGGGATGTGTTGGGAGCTAGCCATCGTACCTTGCGCTATGCCGGACGAGTTCTTCTTTCTCCAGACTGGAATGATTCTACTATACGTCATTTTCTGGCATTAACCGGATTTGGTTCTATCTGGAATGAGGCAACCTTTGAGAACTTCAAACAGTATTACAAGAGGCTCAAACATAAGGAACTTACACCGGAGGATGAAGGCAGAAGAAGCAGACAGATTTCTGCTTTGCTCTGTTATGGTATCGGATTCATGGTATTTTATGAGGGTATTGCCAATGGTATCAATGCTGCCTTCCGTGCCCTGGACGAGGAGAAGGAGCGCAAAAAGGCTGAGGAAATCAGAAAGACCAACCCAAGCTATAAGAGTATGTATGAACTGGCTTATGGTGATGAGGGTATGAAATGGTATGACTATCTGATGAGAGGCAACAGCCTTGGCCAGCAGAGCAAGATCTTCTTAGGCAGATATGAAGATGGTACAGAAATGTATGTGAGACATGGCAAGCAGTTCCGTGAGGTTCCGGAATACCTTTTCAATCATAAGGGAGAACTAGAGTTCCCTGGACCTATGGTACAGCGAATGATAGGTAAGGCTAACCCTATGGTGAGAATGACCTTGGATGATATAAACTATCTGAGCGATTTCCAAGCCAGCCATGCGGATCAAGAGATTCAGCGCAAGTATGGCAAGACTATCGGACTGCTTTACAAGGATGCTTTGTACTGGGCACCTTTCCTGATTCCTAGTCAGGAGAACAAGGAGTTCAAGGCCGTTGATTTCTTCTTCCCTTCTTCTAAGGGGTTCTCTCCATGGAAGGCTCAGAGTTACTTCAAGGACTTTATCCTGAGTGGTGACATGGAGGGCGTGGTGATGACCTATCAGAGCTGCCAGCGCAATGGTATTGATCCTGAGGCTCAGATTAAGGCTGCCATCGGTTCGGTGAAGGCACTGGAGAGTGCAGAAATGAGCGATGGAGTGACTTCCTTACAGGAGGCTAGTAAACGCTTTGATGCTGCCAAGAGTATCACGGAAAAGAAGAAGATGCGCCAGAAGATGAAGAAATTCCTCTCGCAGAGTGATTACAAGGCTTTCACCCAGAAGGAGGCTCTGGACATGGTGCAGGGTTATCTGAACGGTGATGAAGACTTGAAGGAAATGGAGAAGGCTGAAAGCAAGTACCTGATGAAGGCTAAGGCAGAGGACGTGACGGAGGACTGGAGAATACAGAACGTCTGGAACGGAACCTTGGAGACTTATCAGGAGTATCAGCGTTTGAAGGATGTTGATAAGACGAAGGCAAATGCCTTTAAGAACAGCAAGACCAACAAGCGACTGTTTGCGGCTAGAAAGGCTATCTCTGCTGCCAAAAAGAAGATGAACAAAGCCAAGAAGCAAATGGATGGTACGAACGATGCTGCCAAACTGGTAGAGATTCGGAATACCAGAAAGGAGCTGCTAAAAACGTTGAACGGAATGGAGTAGCCTTCGGGCTACTTCATTCTAGGAAATGTTCTATATTTCCGAAAATAGGCTTTGGCCAATTCAATTTTATGTTCGATATTTCTACAAACAGAAAAAGGGACTTGCTTCACAGCGAGTCCCTTTTTGATAGTTATAAAAATCTAATTCCAAATAAATTTAAAATAGTTATGATTAATGAATCATTTGTGTGTTTAAAGTTGAAGATGTTGGAGCGATGTTATCCGAGAGAAGGACCAGATGCATTCTCTGGTTCCTTTTTCTTTGGTGTTGCCCAGCGTATGTAATCAGCCATGCTGTCATCCATGCGCTGTTGTTCACTCTTTGGATTCTCCTTCTTTTTCTCGCCCCAGAGACGTTGGGCAATATCATCCAAGCACCATTGCCAATCGTCTCGAAGAGTGATGACCTTGGAACTTGGCATGATGGTTACATCTGCCTTTGGTGGGTCAACATGCTTGGTGTTGCCATCCTTATCGGTCTCCTCTTTGGTACTGAGAGAGGCGAAAGGCACGTTATTGTCGTTAAGGAACTTCTCCACATCCTCCTTCTTGTTGTCGCAGAGAAGAATGCAGACGGAAACCTTATTTTTCTTCAAGGTGGTGAGGGCTTCTTTCGCCTTGCCTACCATGGAGAGGTTGCCTTTATCATCTGTAGTAATGACGCAGGCTTCATGTACATTGATTGATTTACCCATGATTTAAAACGTTTTAAATGAAATGCGGAACAAAAATAAAGAGAAAATATGAAAAAGTAATGTTAAGTTGCGCAACTTATCACTAATAAGCGAGAAAAATGCGGTATTTTTGGCGAAAAATTAAGAATTATGGTTGACAATCATGTAATAAATGACATATCGAACTATGCAGAGCCGGGACCAGACTCACTTGAAGGAGTGAGCCGGGAGCGGTTTACGCAGAGCGAAAGCAATCTTCTGTTGCTGCAATGGGCTTGCCAATACTTCTATGATGGTGCAGAACTGAGAAAGAAGTGGAAGCGAGCGCAAGACTTCGTGATGGGAAGACAGTTGGAAGAGCTGATAGAGTGGAACGGAAGAAAGATTACCATCCGGCAGTATATGGAACTGAAAGGTATGCCAATACTGGAATACGATGTAATCGGAGACAAACTTCTTTCACTCGTTGGTCTTGTGCGCCAGCAGCGCAGTACTGCTACATGTAGTGCCGTGGATCCAAACGAGGAAGACTATATCAGTTTCTTCAATGAATATCTTCGTCAGAACGACAACTTGAACGACAGGCAAGAGTTAGATGCGAGAATGTTCTATGCCTTCTGTGTCTTCGCCTTTGTGGGCATGAAAACCTATTATGGCAGAAGGGATGGCAAGAATGGCATCTTTGACTATTCTGTAGACATCTTTAAGTTAGCTTTACCACCTTTTTTTAAGTATGACCTGAGCGATGTGGAATTTATTGCTGAGGCTCATGATTTGACTTGGCGAGAGATTATTGCTACCTTTACAAATGGAAGCAAGGAAGAGGCTAATAAACTCAGTGAGATCTATCTACAGACGCAGCACCATTTTGCGCCCGAACAGACTTATCACCCGACTGGTGAAGCCCAGTATGCCGGAATAGATGATTTCACCCATTCTTCAGTAGTAGGCAAGTACAGGGTATTGGAAATCTGGACAAAAGAAACCAGACCTGCCATTTGGGTACATGACTGGGAGAGTGGAGATTGCGGCTATGCTTCTCCTGACCAGCGAGCCTTTTATGAGGAAAAGAAGCGCAAAATAGAGGAATCCAACATCATGAAAGATGAAAATGGTCTACCTGTGCTCGATGAGAATGGTGAGCCTATCTATTATGTAGACCCTTCAGAACTTAAGACCATCGAAATTAAGGATGAGGCTGAAACCTACTGGTTCAGAAGATATATCACACCGAATGGCTATCTGCTGGATGCCAGAGAATCACCATACTATGTGCTCAGGGACGGATTCAGAACCTCTATCCATCCATACACCTTCGTTGCCTATCCATGCTTGAATGGCGAAGTAAGAAGTTTTACAATGCGAGCCGAAAACAACCAGCGCACCTTGAACCATTATATGATGATGATTAACTTCATCGTGGCCAATGGTGCCAAGGGTACGATGCTTGTGGACGAGAACGCATTGAGCGAGAAACAGAGCATTGATGAAATGCAGGTGAACTATACCAAAACAGATAGTATTATCTTGTGGAACTCGAAGAATGGAGGTAAACCACCGCAGACACTGGTCAACAAGAGTATTCCGGCAGGTGTTGACTTCATGGTGAACTTTGCCAAGACGATGGCAAGCGAGGGGAGTGGTGTACAGGGTGCTCTTCAAGGACAGCACCGTAATACCAGCGGTAAGCAATACCAGTTGGAAAGAGAATCATCATCTACCACAATACAGGACTTTGTTGAGAGTTTCAACAACTTTAAGGTACGTGTGGCCAAGAAGAAACTTTACCTGATACAGGAATTTTGTACCGATGCGGACAGCGTAAAACTGACTGGTGATGAATTTGAAATTCACTTCAATTCAGAGACCATGAGAGATATGGATCTAGATGTTTCTATCGACTTGGACGCATACAGTCCACTTATCAGAGCTGCCAACAACGATATGGCTTGGCAGATGATGGTGAGCGGCAAGATGGATCCTTATACCATGCTTACGGTTGCTAATTTCCCTGGTACAGGAAGAATGAGAAAATACTTCAAGGAACAACTGGAAAAGCTAGAAGCTCTTCAGGCACAGCAAGCAGCCAATGGACAGATGCCTACAGATGGAGGGCAACAACAGGCAACAGCACCTGACACGCATCTAAAGGCCAGTGATGGAGCAAATGATTTGGCAGCTCTTCCTTCGGCAGCTATGTAGAAAAGAAGTTCTTAGTTAATTCATAATATTGAACGAAATGTTGTTCAGTTCTTAGATTAGATTATTTTATAGGGTTTTTAGTTTTTAAGGTTATTTGATTGTGAAGAGGAAGCCGTGATGGTCTCCTCTTCTTTTTGTTTAGTCAATACCATGTTTCTTCTTGTATATGCGTAACTTAAACATCAGGGTAGAAACTCGGTACATGTAATACTCTTGCCATTGTTTCAACTTCTTGGCTCTAACCTTGTTGTCGGCATCGCAGCCGATGGCTCCCCACTTGGAAGGAGTATAGTAGTAGGATGCGGCTTTGATGTCTTCTACATTTTTGAAATAGCGAGTAGCTTTCCACTTGCCCATCTGGACTAATTTTCGATAGGCGAGCATATTCTTTCTGTTAGGATCGTAGGTCATGATTGCAAAATCTTTATGCGACTGGTCGTAGAGCATGTAGAATCTTGGCGCACCACATTCTTTATACTTGGCAATGGTTGCCTTGACTCCTTTTTGCCACATGCGTGTGGCACGGAAGAGTTCGATACGAGTGACAATAGGCTGGTAGATGGCTATGAGCATCTTACGCAGCAGATTAGAATAACTTTGTTTCATTTTTCTTATTACTTTTAATTATTAACTTATATGGACAGGCGATAGAATCGCCTGGAACGGTGACTATACAGGGGCGTATCATGCTGCTGGCTAGATAGAGGCTAGTTGCCACCACCTATGCCAGACAACTCAGCAACTACTGGAGGGCGGTTGCGGAGACGTTCACGTTCTATCTCTGCCTTTGAACGGAATGGAACGATTTCCGGTGCTGGCATATCCTTTTCCACGTAGAGGGCAATAGCGCGCGCCATGACACGGTCATCATGCTTACCGGCTACGGCTCCATAACAGTCGTTCTGCTTGTAATAGAGGAAGTAGGTACATTCATCTATTGCCGCAAGTTCTCGCTCCATATAGCCGCCATCACGGATGATGCGAGCCATGGTCTTCACTACTGCCACCTTAGTTGCCTTGTTGGTATTGAATCCCCACTTCATTTCGATATTCTTCACCTTCTTCAGTTTGGACTGTGATGCGCTATAGAGGTTATCGTATAGAGGCAGAAGGATAGGGAAGAACAGCTCTGACTGGTTGCCCTCAGTATTGTTCATTCTCGAATAGGCCGTATTGTTCTCGATGACCAGATAAGCATCATTATAGAAATGGGCTATCTGGGCGCAGCGCATAGCTAGCTGATCGGCATCGCAGTGGCCATGCCACTCAGCTACGATTTCTGGTACGCCACCATAGATTTCATCATAGCGGTCGAGCACCACGATGTCGGAGGGGTCGGAGGTTTTATGAGAGCCACCAATATCACAGGACACAACATAGCGATGCTTGACAATCTCGGAGTTGTCGGGTCCAGCCCAAACTTTTAGAGGTCCACCAGCACGCTCTACGAAACGGATGTTGTTCATGCAAGCAGGGTCGGCTGCATCGTAGGAATCTCCCTCGATGTCGCCCACCATGATAGGCTCGATGCCCTTGCAGTCCTCTTCCATCTCCTTCAACTTGTAAGGGTCGAAGACGGTAGTGCCAGAGAACAGGAAGGCTTCTACATCATCAGAAGGGAACTCCTGACGCATATCGTCAAGAGTCTCATACTCCTTGGACTTCTCAATATACCAATGGATGCCCTCGAAGGATGCGCCTTTACATTCGTAGAGCCACCAATAGTACTTACCATGACCTTGCTCGTCATTACGATTCTTCCACAGCCAGATGGCGAAATCGGCACGTTCATCCTCGGACGCAAATGGCAATATATATTTTTCAATTTCGAACCATGCCACGAAGACAGGAGTAAATGCTGACAGAGGTTTTCCGTCTTTGTCTACTGAGTTTGCGGCTACCCAGGCATCGTGGAACTCGTTTTCACGTCCGTTAGGCGTTGACTCTCTGACGATGAATGTTAAAGGATCTGGCTGAATAGATGATGATGCAGCCTTGATCACCTTAGCCGGAGTCCACTCTGTGGTGTTAGGGAAGAAGGCTTCCTCAGTAATATGAGCAAGGGCAGCATCACCAGAACGACAAGATTCTGGGTTACGTGCAGAACCTGTCTGTATCTTGCAATCTCGTGGAATGAGATACTTGATATTCTGTATGGTTCCTGATGTCTTGATTTTGCGAGGGTCGTTCTTAAATGGTACACCAATATCGTAGAAGAGCCATGTAGGAATGGCATTAATTAGCTTCTCGTACATATCGAATACCTGTGTGGCAGATGAAGACTGGTGGCCAACGATATTACTATTCCAGTTTGTCTTCCAGAAGATCTGCAGCCAAGCCATGTAGATGTCGGTGAGGGTAGAACCACCCCATTGGCGGCACTTCAAGAGAATGACACGGATATAGTGGTACTGACTGTGAAGGCGTAACTGTTCGAAGACCTTGGCTAGTTTGATCTGGGCATTGCGAAGAAGAAAAGGTATATCTTCACCTCCATCCTTATTCTTGATTCGGGCGTAGGCGTAGGCGAAGAAATAGAAATCGTGCTTACAGCGCAGGCGGATGAGATACCGGAAGACTGCATCACGAGCCTTCTCTTGGTCGAAGTCTGGCATGTACTTATCGCAAAAGGCCTCTATAGAACCACATTTGATGATGGCACAGAACTTCTTTTCCTTCAGCATTTCCACCGGGAGCCAGAGTTTCTTTCCCTTTAAGAAATCCGTGATGACACATTCAAAGCGGAGACCAGGGGCATTCTCTCCTGTAATGGGACGATAAGTAGCGAGGAGACTTTGGAGTCTTCTCTTATCTTCTTCAAGAATCTCTTTGAGTTTCTTATCAGAAATCTGCTGCTGAGGTCGAACCTTTAAGGAGGATTTTGCTACTGGCATTCGTTATATATAATAATGTTAAGTGTTGAATGTTAAATGTTAAGTGTGTTGGCATGTCTGATAAATCTCTCTGCCTTGGCATAGATGAAACCTAAACAGAATAGAACTATGTGGAAGATACCAGCTATGTAAGGGAGAAGGAAACCTATAGCCATACCGAGCATCATCTGCCAGAAGTAGATGCGGTGATACCGATAATACCATTGCGCAGAGAATCCCATAAAAAATGAAATCAATACGGATGCACCCAATACAGGTAATGCCGGATAGTATATGAACGATAGCAACACGGAGCAGAGCCATGCAGCCAGTAGGCGATGGAAGCGAAACTGATGATGAACCATCAATATGCACCAGCCGTTGATACCCCAGTGTATAAAGTTGGCATGACCGAACATATAGGCGAAATGGGTGTATAATGGCGATGATGGAGACACAGCCAGCGAGGCATGAAGCGGAATGATGAAAGCCATCAGGAGGATGATGAGAAGTGTAATATATAATGTACGCATAATGGAAGTGATTTATCGAGTTATGAATGATGTTTTCTTATTGCGGAAATAATTGTTTATTTTCATCTGTATGTAGCGTGGAGCCATACCCAAATTGGGCGCAGGAAGATTCAGGCATACATACACAAGATTTTTGGTATTGTATTCCTTGTATTGATCCATCTGCCGGAGACGCAAGAAATCCTGATAGAAATCTTCAAAGAGTTTTTCTTTCATGGCTTGGTATTTGCCGAATTTAGGCTTTTCTCCTTTGATGCGTTTACATACATACCGATAGGCTGTGCTATCGGCAAGATAATAGCAAGAGGCAGGCATCTTGGCGATGTAATCGCATATCTTAGCCATGGTGGTAGGATATTCTACCATCCTCTTGGCCTTACGAAAGAGCAGAAGTATTTCCTGGTCTCTTTTAAGGTAAATTTCGGATATGGAATTTAGATGTTTCATGCCAACAAAATTAATTCATCAAGATGCAGAACTTATCACAAAGTAATGCGAAATTTTCCTTAATTTAGCACACAAATATTAAAAATGAATATTTATGGCAAAAGAAACTATTGATAATCAGAAAGTTAAGTCAAAGCGAGATTCTTTCAGAGAGCGTCTTGCTCAGCGTTATCCGGACTTGAATATGGACGATGATGAGGCTGTTTATGGTCAACTTTCGACCGATTACGACCAGTATGACCAGAATAAGCAAAAAATGGATGACTTCAACAAAATGTTGCAGGACAACCCTCATGCTCCAAGTCTGGTGACAGGTCTTGTAACAAAGAAAAATGCAGATGGCAGCGACTTCAATTTTATCGATTTCATTATTGATGAGTTGGGTCAGGACTATGTTGATGCCATCAATGGTGACGAGAAGGCTAAAGCACGCTTGAAAGCTAGCGAGAAAGAGAAACTTGAAGCCAGCGAGAAACTAGCAAAGGACAATGAGCAACTTGCTGCCAATATGGAGCAGGAAGATGCCGAACTTGACGCAGCTATTAAAGAAGCGAAATTGAAGCCTGAGGCGATTACCGATTTGATAGAATGGCTTTACAAGCGTAGCGATGATGGCGAGGATCACGATGATGATGGTTTCATATGGCGTGCAGCTCGGTATGGCTTGAAGAAGGAAGACTTCTTGCGCCTCTTTCAAATCAAGGACTTCGACAAGGCTGTGTCTGATGCCGAGGAGCGAGGCTACAAGCGTGGTAAGAACGAGAAGATAGACCAGCAGAGGCAGCTTCACGATGGGAAACAAGGCGGCAAGAAGAACATCAACATCGATGGAGGCGGTGGTGCACCATCACTTCCAAAGGAAAAGAGCCGTACAGAACAGGTGTACAGCAAGATGATTGGAATGTAGAATTAGAAATTTATAATTAATAATTTTAAATGTATAGATTATGAAACAGTTTAAGAAATGGTTTGGTTTCATGATGGCGATGCTCGTCATGATTCTTAGTGGTGGAAGTTCTTATGCAATGGCTGAAACGGCTCCTCCAGCAGTACCAGGTGGTGGCGTTCCTGCTGGTGCAGGTGGCGGTGGTGCGACAGGTCCTTTGGATGGTCCCGGTGTAGGTGGTTCCGGTCCTCAGTGGCAGGGTGCTAGTCAGGAGCAGCAGGAAAAAATGGGCAACTGGGACTACTATGTTGCTCATGTTAACCCAACAGTCGTAGAGATGAAGTTGGAGAGCTGTCCTATTGATCAGATTTTACGTGCATCTAAGAAAATGACTCCTATCGACTCTGTTCGAGTAGAATACTATTCTATCGGTCAGAAGCCTATCATGTCAAAACTTACGACTCAGGTTAATAAGCAGACCAATGGTAATTCTGTAACTTTCATCGTGGAGAATCCGGCAGCTTTCGATAATGGTGATGTTATTATGGTAGATGGCATCTATGGCTATGATGAGACAGGTACGAATAAGAGTACTTTGATTCCTCTTCAGTTCCGTGTAATCAGCCATGATAATGACAATAACCCTATTGCCTACGCTTTGAATGGAAAGAAAAACCCTTCGCGCGGCAACCGTGACTTTGAAGACAATATTCCGGTAGGTACAACTCTGATGCGCCTCGGAAGAGCCGCAGGCGAGAAAGAGGTTGAAACTGGTAGCTATTACTCTATGCCAGATAAGAGCTTCCAGTATTGCCAGCGATTTATCATGCAGGTTGAGGAGTCACTTATCAACCGTATGAGTAAGACTCAGGTAAAATGGGACTTCACACGACAGGAAAAAATGGCTATGGACGATATGCGTTATGGCCAGGAGCGAAGTGGTCTGTTCGGTGTAAAGAGCATGTCGAATGGTGGCGAGAAAGTTGGTTTGACCTATACCATGGGCGGTATTTACTGGGAAGCAGGCAAGGACTTGCAGATTGGCCATTGGGCAGTCAAGAAGGATGAGAATGGTGAAATTGTAAAGGCAAAGGTAAAAGTACCTAAGCCAGGTGGTACCGATGGCGAAACTGTAGAGCAGGAAAAAACAGTATATGAGTATGTGATCAGCGAGAAGGAACTTTCTGCATTTATCGCGGCTGTATTGAAGGGTGCAGGTAATTCCAGCCGTACGAAACTTCTCTTCGTTGACAACTTGATCTATCAGGCATTTGCTAACCTTCGCTCTAACAAGCGTATCATTACCCAGACAGAAAAGGACTATCAGGGTTGGAAACTTGATTTTGAGAAGTTCGAGAGCATGGGTACAAAGATTCTGATTTATCGTCACGATGCTTTTAACTCCTGGGGTATGGATGGTAGAGCGTTCTTGCTGGATGCTCGTTATCTTGACAAATACGTATTCGGTGTATGGAGCAGAAACGAGTTTAACGCCAAGGATCTCTTGATTCGTAATACTGCAGGTGTTGTGATGGAGGAGTATAGCTGCTGGGTACTGACCTTCCCTGATGCTCATGCGCGTGTAGCCCGACCAGTCTTCACTGGTGATGGAGTGACCGATGAGCAGATTTTGGAGGCAGCGTAATCATCGTACAGGAAACTGATAGTTTTCTACATATATCAATCTAGGGGATAGTTGAGGCTAATGCAGTCTCACTATCCCTTCTCACCATAAACACAAATAGATATGTATAGATTTGTAGCTAAGAGCATGCTCATTTTTGTGGTGACTCTGCCGAGCGGACTGATCAAGAACATTGAGTTTGAGCGGTGTGGCAACGATGCCTATTCGTACATTACGGATAGCAAGCAGGTGGCAGAATGCATCAGGAAGCACCCTCTTACGAAGGCAGGCCGTATCATTGATGAGAGCCAGCCGGAAGAGGAGCAGGCTCAACAACAAAATGAAGAGCAGGTGAAGGACGAGAATGCCCTTCATTTCGAGAACATCACCAAGGCAAAAAATTATCTCCAGAAGACCTATAAGGTAGATGTAAGGAAACTGAAATCACCTGATAGTGTGAAGGAGAAGGCTAAAGAGCTGGGTGTGGTGATTGAGTTTTAGTTTGTAGTTTATAATTTTTAATAGGTTTCTTGCTTATGGAAGTTCTTATAAGTGACCTTGTGAAGGAAATGCGCATAGCTATGGACGAAGTAATACATGATGAGGTGAATGACATCATTACGGATGATTCGGACACGGAAATGAAGCAAGCCATAGAGACTGCTGCCCAGCAACTGCTGTTGCAGGCTCCAGCGCAAATGATTCTCCCCAAAAGAGTGGAAGTTTCGCTGAACGAAAGCGGCAAGCAGGATTATGATGCCATCCAGACACAGTTTACAGATGGTCATGGATGCCTGACAATTCCTGAAGATTGGCTGAGATTGGTAGAACTGAAACTGAAAAGTTGGCAAAGCACGCTGACTATGCTGATGGAACCGGGCAGCAAGGAGGCTCAGATGCAAGCCTCCCGGTGGACCAGGGGAACGCCCCAGAAACCAAAGGGCATGATTACCACATCGCCAACTACAGGAAAACGAGTGCTGATGTACTGGACTGCCGGAAGGTATGATGCCAACCATGCACCTGTTGGAGCTGTATATGATCATGAGGTTGAACTGTTCACGTATATTCCTTATCAAAAGTTAGAGGATGTGTATTCTACTGATACTGGGCATGAAAACGAAGTGACCGACCAGAAGATCATCCTTTCTCTGATAGATGAATGCAAGAAATATCTCATTTATCGTGCTGTTTCAATCTTCCTTGTAAGCAAGAAGGAGAGTGAACTGGCAGAAAAGTATAACCAATTATCTCAAATATAATATTTTATGGCTAACGATATAGATAAAACAAGTCCTCACTACAAGGGTGATTTTGGCAGCATCTATGAGGTGAACAAGAAGTTCCCTACAGGAGGTGTTGCTGGCGACTTTGTGGTGATAGAAGGCTGGGCACATTACTGGAATGCGCCCAGAGGCACTTGGTGCGTGAATGCCGAGAGAGATAGTTATTGGGATGAGTTGATAACGAGTCTTATTGAGAAGTTTAAACTCATAAGAGGTGCCACGTATATGGGCGTGGCTAGTCTTGACACTGTGCCAGCAAAGGTTATCGGTGCCAAGATGTATTATTTTGCGACCGAAGCCGGTACGTATAAAAACTTTGGTGATCTCGTCGTTCCTCAGGGTATCAATGTGCTTTATTCTGAGAATGGCAATAGCTGGGTAAACTCTACTTTGTTGGAAGTGGTTCAGCAGCCAGGAAAGTCCAAGGATAAGGTAATGTCTCAGAAAGCAGTGAGTGATAAACTCAGCGACTTAGAAAACAGACTTGTCGTCCTCGGAGAGAATGAATATAATTCCATCAACAAGGACGAAAGTAAGATTTATTTTGTCTATGAGGAGGAATAGGTATGATTCGGGCATTTGGGCATGACATCGCTATAATACTAGCCAAGGGCAGGATTATTGCAGCAGTATATCAAGGTACGAAACTAGTTTGGCAGGCGGTTCGCTCTTGCTTCGGGAGTGGTCGTTGGATAAATTCGAAACCGTGGATAGATAACGAAGGGTGGAAAAACAAATAAAATTATAAACAATGGGAAAAGTTTTTGACAATCCAATAACTCTAGACACTGACTGGGGAGGGGATGCTAGTACAGGAAACCTTCCTGTGTCGGGCAGACGAGTTCAGGAACTCATCAAGAATACCTTCACCAAGAAGGGTGGATGCGTGCAGATTAAAGATAAGAAGTTTTTGCAAATATTCGCAGACGAAGCATCCATGAAAAAGTATAATTCCAACACGGAAAAGTACGAAGATTTAGTTGTATCGCAAGTTCAGCTACCGAACACCGGAGCGACACAAGCGACAATGAAAAATACGATAATCGTCACACCTAGCGAGTATACGACCGCTGGGAGTGCAGAGACTTTTAAGTTTAAGTATTTGTCTTATTACGAGAATGAAGATGACCTTTCTCAGGTTAGCGGTTCTTGCACGGTCTATGTTGCAGGTACGCAGCGTGAGAGAATAACCTTGCGCTCTGGTAATACATACACTATAGACGTAACTAAGTACATTGGGGAGGACGTAACCGAGATTAGATTTACTATAGACAATGCAGAGGGAAGTTCTAGAAGCTATGTTTACGAAGTGACGATGGTCAACCTTATGGTATCTTCCAGCTTCGACAGCGTGACTGCGTACGAAGGTGTTATACCTTTCGTTTACACCCCTATCGGCAACATCAAGAAGACCGTACATATTATTTTGGACGGCAATGAGATACACCAAGAAGAAACTGATGTCAACAACCGTCAGCAGACTTTCGATATTCCAGCGCAAGCGCACGGAGCGCATAGCCTGGAAGTTTATTTGTCCGCATCCGTGCATGGTTTGGAACTGAAGAGTAACCAGCTTAACTTTGCACTCGTATGTATCGAGCAAGGAAACGAAACCCCAATCATTGCTAGCACCATGGAACGTATATACATGAAGCAGTACGAGACGGTTTCTATTCCTTTTGTGGTTTACGACCCACTGAACAACCCAGCAGACATTGCTTTGAAGATTAACGATTCCATCGTGGCAACCCGAAAGGTTGACCGCACCAAGCAATCGTGGGTATACAAGGCTATGAGCCAAGGCGATGCCACTATGACGATAACTTGCAGAAGTGTAAGTAAGACATTCCAATTGACTGTAGACAAGTCTTCTATCACATCAGAGGCAGAAACTCAGAACCTTGAGTTATTCCTGACATCGCAGGGAAGGAGCAATCAAGACACAGACAGGGAAACATGGGAGAACAACGGAATTGCGGCTTCGTTCTCAGAAATGAACTACATAACCAACGGATGGATAGTCGATAAGGACGGCAACACAGCCATGCGATTGAGCGGTGGAGCAGCAATGACTATTCCTTTGAAATTATTCTCCAAGGACATCAGACAGACTGGCAAGACCATAGAGATTGAGTTTGCTGTTCACCAAGTGATGGACTATGAAGGTGTTGTTCTCTCTTGTCAGCAGGGCGGCATTGGTTTGCGACTGACACCGAACACAATATCCCTAACCTCGGAGCAGTCCACACTGGAGACAAAGTACAAGGAGGATGAGCGAGTACGTGTGTCCTTCGTGGTTGAAAAGCGAGCCAACAACCGATTGATGCAGATTTATATCAACGGTATCAAATCGCAGTCACTGCAATACCCAGCCAATGACGGATTCGTTCAGCCATCGCCAGTGGACATAACTGTAGTATCATCTACAGCCACAATAGACATATACAATATCAGAAGTTACTCTAACAACCTCAATGCACAGCAGCTCCTGGATAACTATATTGCAGATATGGACGATATAGACAAGAAGCTGGCTATTTTCAACCGTAATCAAGTCTATGATACATACGGCAATTTGAGTTATTCTAAGATGCTGGAGCAGATACCTTGCCTTATCATTACTGGCGAGTTATCGCAGTTTAAGGGAGACAAGAAAACCGTGAGCATTGAGTACGTTGACAAGAACCATCCAGAGAAGAGTTTTACTGCCGATGATGTTGTTTTGAACGTGCAGGGTACATCTTCCCAGTACTACCCACGAAAGAACTATAAGGGGCAGTTTAAGAATGGTTTCAATATGACGGAGAGCGGAAAGCATCAAGATATGTTCACACTAAATGAGGAGGCAGTGTTGCCAGCAGTAAATTTCTGCTGGAAGGCTGACTTTGCCGAGAGCAGTGGCACACACAATACCGGTTTAGCTAACTATATCGGGTGGATGCTCAAGGAGGCGGGCATCTTGACTGAACCACAGAAAAAGAACTCGCTCATCCGTACGACCGTATATGGAGAACCATGTTTGATTTTCCACAGAAGCAAGGCAGGTGATACACCTATGTTCATCGGCAAGTACAATTTCAACACCGACAAGAGTGCAGAGAACACATTCGGATTTGCAGAGGGGGATGAATCGTGGGAGTTTCTGAACAATACCAGCGACCGCTCGAATTTCCGTTCGGCAGACTTTTCAGATGATGGCTGGAAGAATGATTTCGAGGGTCGTTATCCAGATGGAAACGAGGATATTTCTCACATGAGGGAAGTGTTCACTTGGGTTGTTTCATGCAAGGACAATATAGAGAAGTTCAAGGCAGAGTTCGCTGAGCATTTCGACAAGAAGACAATTCTCTTCTACTACATCATCACTTTGGTTTTCGGAATGGTTGACCAAAGGGCGAAGAACCAGTTCTTAACATTTTATGTTGGTGGAAAGTGGATTTTTATCTTCTATGATAATGATACGGTCTTTGGTATCAATAACGAGGGTGCAATACAGTTTAGCTACGATATAGAAATACACGACATTATCGGTAACTTGAATGTATGGAACGGTGCAAACTCCTTGCTTTGGGAGCTTGTGGAGCAGGCTTTTTCTTCCGACATCACGAAGATGTACCAAGACTTGCGTCAGAAGGGCATTCTAAGCTACGACAAGATTATCGAGTTCTGCAACACAAGACAAAGCGATAAGTGGTGCGAGAGTGTCTACAATGAGGACGGGTACTTCAAGTACGAATCGCCTTTGATTGACGGATATACTGACTATTCTACTGGAACTGCGCAGACCGTGAAGACTGGTGCGTTTCTCTATGCCCTCCAAGGTAGCCGAGATGCACACAGAAGATGGTGGCTCTACAACCGATTCAAGTACATGGATTCTAAGTTCCAGGCAGGCTCTTCGTTGTCAGACTACATTACTTTCCGAACATATACACCGAGTGTATGGGCAGGTGTCGAGCCAAAGGCAGACATCACCATCGGTGCGTTCTCGGCAATGTATGGAACTATTCGATGGGGTAGCGTGACCAAGAGTGAGAGAATGCGAGAAGGAGAAGTGAAGACTATCACTGCACCTGCTGGCATCAAGTTCAACGATACCGAGACCATTATCTACAATGCTTCTATGATTAAGACTATTGGCGACTTGTCGGCTCTATACGTTGGCACGGTTGATGTATCGAAGGCAACGAATATCACGGAGTTAATTATCGGTTCTTCCAAGGCAGGCTATCAGAATCGAAACTTCAGCGTTCTCTCGCTTGGCAACAATGCGAAGTTGCACAAGCTGGACATTCAGAACTGTCCTAACTATACAACAAGCATTGACGTGAGCGGTTGTGAGAACATAGAGGAAGTGTATGCAAAGGGAACGAAGGCTACAGCCGTGAATCTTGCTGAGGGTGGTGTGCTTAGAATTTTGGAACTCCCAGCCACCATTACCAATTTGACTTTAAAGAATCAGCCGAAGCTTGGTACTGGTCTATCAGTAGATTCGTGGGCGAACGTAACCACACTTGTTATAGAGAATTGCCCGAATATCGAGCCACTAGACATTGCCGAGAAAATCCTTTCCTCGGACAATGCACTCGTATACGTAAGATTCACCAACATCGATGCACTGAAAGCCAATTTCACGATACTCAACAAGCTGTCGAACATCAAGGGTGTCGGAGACAATGGGGAGTACACTTCAATCGCATATTTGAGCGGAAAATATACTGTGTTTAAAGCTAATGAGGAAGACATCGAGAGAGTGAAGAGCATTTTCCCTCATTTGTCAATTTCAGTAAGAACCTTACTGAAAACAATATTTGCCACTTTCAATGTAGTAAGTCAGTACGGAGCAATAAAAGGAGCGACCGTGGAAATCAATGGCTTGACATACGACCTTTCTTCGGGAACGGCAAAAGTTCCATTGTCAGAAGGAGAACCATACAATTACGTTATCCGATATAGTGGAGGTGAAGATAGAGGAACCATTCAGTCTAAATCGGACACGACAATATCAAAGTCGTACAATATTGAACTTGACATAATGACGATGAAGCCAGAGCCTAACGGAAAGATGCAATTATTGGTAATGGGAACGACTATTCAGATAAGTTCGTTCTCTGACACAATCATTGACTGGGGAGATGGAACAACGGATTCCAAACATTCGCATACATACGCTGATGGTAATTCTTTGCATAACATTTCTATAGATTCCGCAAACGATAAAATAGCAAATATCGTATTTTACACAGATATTGTTTTGGCTTTTTGGGGCATCGGAAAATCAAAGGCTAGGATTGGTAGTTTTTCTGGGGAAGGAAAATTGGAATACATCAGCGATGATTTATTCTACAATGGCTATAGTAGTGATGTGTATGCGTTTTTCCAAAAATGCTCTAATCTTAAAGAGATACCAGCCAAACTGTTTGAACCGATAGCAGATTTGACATCAATGCATTATTATAGAAATAGTGGTATGTTTGCTTATTGCACTTCCTTAAAGGAAATTCCAGCAGGGCTTTTCGACCCATTAGTCAATCTGGAGACTGCTTCCGGATTGTTTTACAATTGCACTTCATTAGAGAAAATTCCAGCAGGGCTTTTTGATAAGCTTGTAAGAGTAAATTTCACCACTGATGAATCTGGTAATGGACTTTTCGAGAATTGTTCCAATCTAGAGGAATTCCCGTACAACTTGTTTGATAAGAACGTGAAAACTCGTAGGTTTTATGGCGTATTCAGAAACACAGCCTTGAAGGTCGGTTTTCTGCCACTCTGCAAAGAGTCCAATGCTAGCCATGAAATCATCTACAGATATTGTGAAAATATGCAGAAGCTCATCGCCCGAACTGCCACACCTTGCACTATAGATAGTTACACAATTCCGGATGACGTAGGTCAGTTAAAAATATACGTTCCAGATTCAGCGATAGAGACCTACAAGACGGCAACGAATTGGAGTGCCTACAAAGATAAGATTGTCGGTTGGAGCGAGTTGACGGACGAGGAGAGACAGAAGTATGGATTAACAATATAAATGATTAAGATATGAAGATAGACAAAGACAACAACAAGCACATCATCGCTGATGATGGCAAGATGTTCGAGCGCATCGCAGATGGCACGAGCTATGGAAAAGAGATTTATCTAGGGTATTCGTATTTCATTGGTGGAGAGAAGTTGGATGTTCCCCACCTTGACACGCCCGAGGACTTCCGAGAGGTTGACGAGCCAAAGGAAGATGAACAAAAAGAGAACAGAGATGAATGAACTATAAGTCTCTGAGTTTAGAAACTTAAAAAATAGATATATGAAGAAGAATAAGAAACAATTACATGAAGCACTGGCTGTGCTTCTTACTAAATTATCATCAGCAATGGACAATCCATTGCTGATGGATAACTACGTGGTTAAAGCCTTGCGCACGGTTCTTTTGGAATACAAGGAATCTGGCGAGCTTTATGATGCCTACAAGGAACAGATACAATCCACCATGGAGAGTGACAATCCATGGATAGGTATGTTGATGAAATCGTTTGGCGGTGATGCCTCTGTCAAAGACAGCATTACCGATGAAGCCATCAAAGGGATGGTGAACTCTATGTTAGGAGAATAGGCTATGAAGGATTGGACTGGAAATAGAAAGAGTACGTTCGTAACCTTGGGAGCATCCAACCACACGGACAAGGAGCGTGAGAGCAATGACTTTTACGCTACCGATCCTATAGCTATCGACAAACTTGTGAAAGCTATACATCTTCCTCATAAGATTTGGGAGTGTGCTTGTGGTACTGGGTGTTTATCTGACAGATTGAAAGACTTTGGGCATGATGTTATCTCCACTGACCTTGTGGATAGAGGCTATGGGGGGGCAAGCGATTTCTTGGTAACCACCGAACTGCCGAACGATTGTGCTTGCATCCTTACCAATCCGCCATACAGGTTTGCTCTGGATTTCATCAAGCACAGTTTGGAACTCCTTCCTGATGAAGGTCTTTGTGTCATGTTCTTGAAGACTACTTTTCTAGAAGGACAAAAGAGGTATGATGAGCTATTTAGCAAGCATCCTCCTCAGTATGTGCTGCAATTCTCACGAAGAGTGCTTTGCGCCAAGAATGGAGAGTTTCAGAGAATGAAGGACGGAGGAGGTAGCGCAGTAAGCTATGCTTGGTTTGTTTGGAAGAAAGGTTATCATGGTGATACTATCATCAAGTGGATATAATATAATAAGGTGTAACTCTTGATAGGGCTACACCTTATTTTATATTATATATGATGAATTTGCGATTGTTGCTTACAGATTGTTACTTTTGCAAAGTTTAACTATAAAAATATTGCTCAAAATAAATATTTTTGTACAGAATTGTTTATTTTTGCTGAACATTCCTTATTATTAAGAATGAGGAACTAAGAACAAATAATAAATCCAAAAACAAAAGGAGGAGAATTTATGACTAAAGAGGAAGAAGATGAAGTACATCGGTTAGTTCAATCAATCGGTGTTGTACAGTTGTCAAGAGTAATGTTTAAGGACATGGACGTTAGCGAAATGATAAACGTCATTATCCTTGCAGGTAGAGGCTACAGCATAAAGCTACTCACTTGGTTTAAGTATTATTGTGAAGTGATGCCTCTGTTTATCATGCTTTTTCATATTGCATGCATGGTAACATTTGCGTCTCATGAAAAAGAAATGTGCGTATGGTTTAAGGAGAATTGGGTATCGGCAGCATTTATCTATTTTTCCGTTTACATCCATCCGCTTGTGCTTATAATTGCGAGCAGATTCTTTTGGCTCTGCTACAGATGGCGTATTCCGATGATCATCTACCTATTTGGGATAAATGCTATTCATATCGTATACTGGAATGTTTTTACCACCAACGAAATGGTGGAAGCTAATGTTGTAATACTTGTAACGACCATTATATTTTATATATATGGTTTTGCCGATAAGTATTTCTCAGGCAAGGGCTGTCAAAGTTTAATCTCTAGATTATAATGATATGGGAAAGTTATGAGAGTGTAAATTAAACTGTGTCAAGCTACAATAAAAGTAGTTTAACACAGTTTTTATATTATGGACAACTTAGAAATTGA